CTGGATTTGTAAGAAGAACTCTTTGAATAGATTCTGCGACTGGATTTGCGTTGAGTTCGCAGGCAACAATTCCAGAAATTCTCTCCGCAGTTGCTATTCCAGTTACACCTGGAGAGGATGATATTGCAACTCTTGGATTGTAAGTATATCCGCCGCCACGATTTGTGACACTAATTTGTCTAATACCACCATCAGAAATATACCCTACAGTTGCTAATGCAGTTGTTCCAACCCCAACAAGACTTAGGAGTGTTGTCATTGCATCACCACCCAGAAGTTCTGAATCAGAAGCACCTAAAGTTCCCGCAATCGAATCATCAATTTCAGCAATATCAGTATCGATAACTTCGTTTTCGTATCTGAAGAGTTCACACTTTACTGTATATACGTATCCTTTCTGTAACTGATAGAAAGGTTTTTCGTGCTCTACAAACTTAATTTCAAATAATCTATCCCCAAGAGGGAAATAAATTAGGTCACCTTCTTTAGGCCTATTGCTAATTTTTATATTATCTTTTCCTGCTAAAAGTGGAGAAATATAATTCTCAAATCTTTCTTTTGAAATTGTGAGAGTTATTTCTTGAGTTGATTGGATTCCAAATTTAGATAAAATTGTTGTCTGATCGCCATATCCCTCAAAGTTTTCTACATATGCTTCAATTGGATGGGCTTCATCAAACTCAGATTCAATAACTTCTCTAATAACAGTTTTTTCTGTAATAAATTTTCTGGGCATATAATGAACTTCAACTCCATACATACGAAGTTGTTCATTAATTAAGTCCTGAATCAGATTCTGTTCTGATGGAGCACCTTGAAGAAAGAAAGGATTTAATGCCATAATATCAACCGATCATATCGAATGGTGGGAGTTCATATGTATTTGACATCTTCTCCATTATTTTTTCTAAGTCTTTTTCTGCATCATCATACATTTGTCTACCATTTAATTCAACACCACCTGGAAGTTTAACTCCAGTAAACTTCATCATATTCATTCCCCATTGCCTCTTAATTAAAGCGGTGAGATATGGTTTGATGAATGAATCATTCCAAACTCTAGCATAATCATTTGGATCTAATGTTGAATGGCATTGGATAATAAGATAATCATCAGCATTAACAGAACCCCAATCAAGATCCAAATATAATCGGTCTTGTCGCTTATTAAATCGTATTTGTTTATCAGTTGTCAATAAGAAATTGATATCTTCCAAATATGTCTTTGTCATTGCATAGGTCAACATCTCAGTTGCGCCCCAATAGTAGATATCATTAAGGAACATTTGATATCTAACACTGAACATATTGTTCGTTACTGTATTTGTCCCATCAAAATGAAACAATTTAGTAACACCAATTATATTTGGCGGAACTTGTAAATAATTGCTATTTTCTTCAAAAGTAAAAGTAGTAGCAGAACTATCTCCTGCAATTGTTACTGATGCTGTAGTTGTAGCAATACCTACTGCGGTGTTACTACCACCTCTAGTTCTTCCCCTATCAATATCACTTTGAGTAATTTTATACTTATAATATGTTTCGTATACACCATCAAAATGTCTTTCTTGAAAAAACTGAATGGCGTCATCTACCAGGTCATCAATCTGCTCATCAGCCACATTGATTTCAAGAACAGGATATCCAAGTTGTCTTTTGCAGTAGTCTATAAGCTCCTGCCTAGTAGATGGTTGTGCCATTTACACATTTCTCCTTATACTGATATTTAGTCTTGTTTTCTTGCCAGGTCTAGCAAAAGAGACTTAATTTCACTCAAATCATTTTTAATATCGTTGACATCAGTTTCAAGTTGTTCAACTCGTTCTGCTTTTGAGGCATTTTTCTTTCTTGCCTTCATATATTCATCATACTCAGACTTGCTAGTGTTGAGTATTGCATTGGTTCGAGGATCCCTGACTAAACTCAGGTGATCCTTTACTTTTACGTATTCGTTCATAATTATGCCAGAGCGATAACTCTAAGATCTCTAAGAGAAGGTGGATATGATTGACTTGTAGAAGTCATTACGAGTTTGATTCTAAAGTGCTTGAATGATGGAAGATTATCTCTCGTAAAGGTGAAATCTTGGAAAGAATCGGCAATTTCACCAACAGTTGCCTGAATCAACTCAACATATGAATCAGATTTTCCATTACAATCTTCAAGATTGATGATTTCTCCCTTATCATTTAGATTATCCCATCCTGGGAATGGAACAAAGATAGGATCAAATCCAGAATCATTACCGAGAGCATAAAATGCTCTAATATCAGTATATGGATTCATGTGAGCAGAAGTAATAATCTTAATTGAAGTTGCTGCATTCTCAAGACCCATCTCTTTAGAGATGTACTGGAATGAAGAAGGATCTCCCTCAATACCAGAAACTCTTGAGTCCGTCGCAAAATCTTCAATAACACTATTGACTCTATTTGAAGTCAAAATAGTACTAACTCTTTGGCCATCAATTACGGGCGACAAGCGACTATCCGTGGTGGATAATTGAAGACTCATATTAAATGCTTTGTTTCCAGGAAGAGATGTCAGAAGATTTGCTGAATTGACATCAGAAGTAATAATTCGTGTAGATGACAGATAATTTGGTTTGTTTAGAGAAATTGACTCAAAACCATTGTCAAGGAATGAAATTTCATTTCCACTCAAACTCTTACCAGTTACTGTTCTAATTGTTGCCGAAATATTAGTTCCTTCTGGAGTAATATTTTGAACAATTGGTGTAATAATTTCATAAGGCATATTTTGTGTTGCCTTGATACCAAATCCACCAGCAGACTTGTTTTCCCTCACAAACAGTTTTGGCCATCCAGATGAGGCAGTTCTATCTGCACCATCAGCAGACATATCAATCTTCAATCTATAGTGATCATACCCAATTGAATCAGCAACAGTAGAATCTGCAAGTTCATGCGACTTATTGATTCTTCTGAGAGAAACTCCATTAAGTTCATATCTATAAACAGGAGTTCCGACAGGATAATCTTTAGGATCGCTACCTCTAGTAATTGTTCCTCCGATAGAACCAGAAGTTGCTGTTGTAAATCCTATAATTTCATCTCCAATCAGAAGATAACCAACATTTGTAGTTCCAACACCAACGCTCTCAAATTGCTGGAACAAACTACCGTTATCTACTGAAAGTGCCCCAGTAGAATCTGCAGTATATGCTGTAGTCAATTTAGTTGGTTTTGTATCTGGCGCGACCCCAGAGATAGTAACCGTATTGCCATCATCATACATTCCATGATTCTTATGGTTAACTTTGAAATGAAGTCCATCATTTTCAACGGTAATTTCTGTTGGTCTTGTCCATGGACCAATAGGACCACCAGAAGAGTAATTTAGTGTTGTTGTGACACCAGAATTATTAATAAACTGAATTGTATTACCAACACCAGTGAGGAAGTCTCCCTGGACATTATCGAGAATCAGTTCACTGCTGCTTCCTATAGATGTTATAGAGAGTCTAGCTCCAGCACCAAGATTATTAGTTCCAATGGTAGTGATTCCCAAAACATCACCAACTTGATAACCAGAACCACCTCCAGATGGAGTTGAAATTGTAGCAAATCCGATAGTTCCATCAGAAGTCACTTGAACATCTGCTGTGGCATTTCTACCATTTCCAGTTACTGTAGTGAGAGCAACACCAGTATATGTAAATGGTCCAGTGTAACCAATACCAGCATTGATCACATTCATATTTCCAACAGCAGTTCCTGCAGTTCCTACGAAATTAGCGGTAGCATCTGAGCCAATCTGGATAACCGTATTGCCAATTGTCAAATCTGGATCATTGAATGTCGTAGAAAGACCAACTCTAATTTTCTTAGAGTTCATGGAAAGTGCATTGCCAAGAAGGGTAGGAATTTGTCCATTACCCTCTTTAAGTTGTGGATTGTAGAACTCTACAGAACCATTCTCAATAAAGTCTGCTCTGTAAAGAGTAAACTTAAGGTCTTCCCACTGACTTGGTTCCCAAGTAGATGCATTCTGAGACTTGAATAATGAACCAAGATATGGTTGATTAGAAATAAATGTATTGGTGAGAAGATCATTTTCACCAACCCTTGAAACATATACACTATATTTGGTAGAATTTGATGCGACGCAGATAGCATAATCTTTTCCTCTACCCTCTAAGTAAACTGGTGCTTTAAACTCAAAAGTAGTTGCAACAGATCCATCACCAGAAATATTGACCTGATCTGGGTCTAAAGTTACTTCAGAGAATGGGAGAATTTTCTGAGTTGGCAGACCATTATTCATAGTCCTGATTTGAAGAGTTACTGGAACATCAGAATCATCTTTTGATCTAAAGAAGATATCGCACTTGGTGAGATAAATTCCAGTATCATCGTCTACCAAGAAAGACTGTGCAAGTGGATCGTACCAATAATGAACTCTTTGTTGAATTGGACGACTAAGAATTGTGCGACTATTAACTAACTGAGTTCCAGTTGTTCTAGAAACTGATCTACTATCAAATTCAAGTTTGTTCTGAATTCTAGCATTTCTGACAGAAACGATACTTTCTTGAATAGATTCGATAGTTCCACTGGATACATATCCCTCCTCTGCAATTGTTGTTGCAGTTTCTTGATTGTTAGTGCTACTGTTGACAAATGTTAGAACTCTTGTTCCCGTCTCAAATCTTGGATTCGTGCTTACATTTGGATCAGGAATAAAGAAACTTCCTTGAAGTGATGATGTAATATCAGAGATGAGTTTTACATCGGTGATTGTTGCTTGAGCCCCACTAGTTTTGCCTACAAGAGTCATGTTTCTCTCGACATAACCGAAGAAATCTCCTTGTGGTTGGTTTGCGAGAGAGAATGTATCTACATTAAGAATCGTGGATGTTGATGAATATGCTTCAGGTAATGGTTGTGAGTTATATGGACTAAAACGATATACTCTATCTGGAGAATCATATTGACCAGACTTATGATTTGCTTGAGCAACTCTGAATGTAATTCTTGGCGAATTTGTATTATGGGGTCCAGTTCCTGCATTGATTATAGAACCAACAACAGTTTCTCCAACTTCAAAAGTTCCCGAAGTCATGGAAATTTCCAGCAACTTGGGTACACAGAACTTAGTTACATTAGCACTATCAAAAAATGCGTAAAGTCTTGTCAGTGGTTTGAGTTTCTTAGCCTCAAATTGAACATTTCTAGACCTCATGTAAGGAACAACATTTCTACTTACAACTCTATCGCCAACAGAAGTTCTATCGAATTGCTCAGTAACAATGGTTCTAGAACCAGTTCTGGACATTACACCAGTTTCTCTTGTCTGTCTATAGGTTTCTTCAATGACATTTTGATTGACAGTTCTAGTCCAGGTTCTGTAAACATTTCTACCGCCAGGACCTTGAATATTGACAGATGATTGATTATTTGTCCCTCTAATTCTTGTTGTTTGAGTTACTTCTCTACCTGTCCAATTGGTTTCCCAGGCATTCCAAATCGCTGGAGCAAAACCTGTCTGCGGATCAACACCATGTTCCTCAACAGCTCTTGCCATTACATTTTCATAGTCACCTTCAACATCAATAATTTTCGCTTCAAGTCTTACAGTATCTACCCAAGTATCAGATGCTGGAGTCAATTCAAGAGTTCCTTGCCAAAAACTTACCAAGAAAGGAGTTACACTTTCAGTTCTTGTAGCAAATGATTGTTTAAGCCACTCAACATCTGCATAGTCTAGAGTAATAACATCATTAGACTTTCTTACATTGACTCCTTCTGGTTGCTCAACTGACAAATCAGCACCAACATTTACATTTACTACTGGGCCCTGAATTAAATCAATTGCATTTGTATAGTGCTGTGGTCTTAAAGTTTTTAATTCAGCATCTAAACTATTTTTAAATGGAACTGATTCTTCTTGTGCGTTCAGAGATGTGAAATTGTCAACAAAGAATCCTGACTTGAATCTATTAAGACCGTCTCTATCGGGAATAAAGAAGTTTGCAGTATTGGTCTCAAGCAGAGAAAGAGCAGTGTAATACTCAAGATTTCTAATTCTATTCTCAAGATTTTTGATATCGGACATGCGATATCTCTTATGTTGTAAGAAATCTAATTTGACTTGAGAAGTATCGTAAAGATACGGTGGAAGGGTAACAGTTGCTACTTCAATAGCATCATCAACAGCCAAAGGTCTTTCAATCTTTTCAGATGGGACTCCATACTGAACCTGGAACTTGCCAGATTGAGTTAAGAAAATTCTATCAATTCTTGGAAGATAGAATGAGAATGATACGTCAAATGCATCATCAGAAGAAAGCACACTTGAGAAATTTCCTGCTCCATTAAATACTCTTCCGTAGAATTCAAATGGAGATCTTGCCCCCTCAGTTACAGTATAATTAGAAGTCTTTGGTCTGATATCAATAATATCAGTATTTCTATGGCCATCAATAGATCTAACATCTTTTACATAATCAAATTCACTATATGAATTAGCAGTAATTATGTCTCCAGTATCCGCTGCTTCAAAATAACCATTGGTGAAATATACTTTCAGTTGTCTGGTTGGAGAATCAATTCCATCTTTTCTTACTATAGATGAATCGCCATAGAATGACCCTCTCTGTCCAGTGCTGAACTTAAAGTTTTTAGATATATTAAAACTTGGTTCATCCACAACAGAAACAGTGGCATCAAGTCCTGTTTCGCCAAAGATAACAGTCTCCCCTTCAATAAGGGAGTTGGTATTTTTTGAAATATATGAAATCTTAGTATCAGTTAATTTTTCCGCGACTACACCGACAGCACCACTTGTAAGTCCTCTAAATTTTTCACCAATCAAGAGATCACTTGTCTTTCCTTGAGGACCAGAGAGAGATGCTAAAATAACAGTCGGAGCAGACGCTGGAGAAGTATCTGCAGATTCATAAATTGCCTGAATGCTAATGACATCACTAACATTTAAAGAAATTCTTTCATCTTGAACTCTTGTTCCAAATGCATAATTTCCATATGTGAGTCCATCATTAAGTGTTGTTGCACCAACACCCGAAGCAACTAATTTTGACTTATCAATAATAAGGGAATTTACTCTATTTTTCTTCTTTTTCTTAGCAACTGGTTTGAGTTTTTTGACTGTATAGATTAACTGTGCTCCAGTGTCATCACTTCCAAGATTATAAATTTGAAGTTCCGTATTGTTATTTGCTAAAGCAAACTTGTCTGCTGTCAATACTTCTGTAGTTCCATCAGATCTAATAAGAGAATATCGCTCTTCATCAAATGGCAAGAATGTTTCGTTTGTGCCAGAAGTAACCACAGCAGACAATTCGTTGTCTGCAATGTTTACTGTCTCATACTTTCTAAGATTGATGAATGAATCATTCAATGCAAGAGAAGAAACATTCTCTTTAGGTAATGCTGTATATAAAGTGCTATCACTTGATGTTGATAATTTAGTTCCAAGAACTTTAAAATCAGTTACTTCAATTCTTGTTCCAGTTGTTGGCAGTCTTCCTTCACAAATCCCAGTGACAGTTGTAACACCAGAAATGACAATACTTGCATCATTGACCGTTTGAACTGTAGCAAAAACAGGATCCGTAAAACTTTGATTAATGTCAGTACTTGTATAACTAACAAGATCACCAACACTAACCAGTCCAGGAAACTGTGGATTTGCTGAGATTACTGTACTCTCTCCACTTGCATTCACCGTAGAAATTGTGGCAATGCCTATTGTGGAATCGGTTGAAGGAATAACGTCGGCAGCAAAAGTCGTTCCTACTCCAACTTTACCGTAGATTGATTGAACATCAGACAATCCATAAGAAGTGATTGCTGTAGCAACTCTTCCATTTTCAAGGCCATCAAACTCAAACCCCTCATATCTGATAAACTCACCAGAAGTATCATATAGTTCAATGACATTACTGTCGCTAATACTATTTTTTAAGAATCCAGTTGCTCCACTATTGGTGCCTTTTACGAATGTTGGAGTTGTTAATGTAGTATTTTCATTCAGAGTAATCTTAGTAATTGTTTGAACATCAAATAAAGAGATATTCCACTCATTCAAATCTCCATTTGAAATATTGTATGAACCAGACTCTAATCTAAAGTCATAGACTCTAGCAACACCAATTTCAGCACCAGCAGGTTCTGTTTGAGCAGCACCGACTGCACCATCAACCGATCCAACTCTTTCATCCCTTAAACTCAAAATATAAGTATTGCCTACACCAACCAGAGGTGCTCCATACACTCTGTTCAAGTTGAGAGTTGAACCCGTGTTATAAAAAATTGACTGGTTATCAATTGTTTTTGTGGTTCTTGGTTTTGGTAAGTCAAGTAAAGTTGATCCTACCGTTTCAATTTCATATCCTTTTACATAGGCCTTTCCTGGAGAAATTTGATATAGAGCCAAATCGTCAGATGGAACTGAACCTCCTGAGGTTACTTGATCTGCTTCTAAAAGACCTCTATTTCCTTCTCCATCATTCAGAGATTCTTTGACAATAATATCAAATGGTTTTACATAGTAATTTCCAGACTCATCATAAGTTCTTCTTGCAAGTTCATCGTTGATGACACTATATTGGGAAGAATTTCTAACAGTTTTTAAGATGCCATTCTCTACAGTGGCAAGTTCTACAAAGTTTTCGTCATTGAAGTCAGTCAAAGACTTCTTGAAGAGAAAAACGCTAACTTTAAGTCTATCTGCACCTGGTGCAGCATAGTTATTATACCCTTGAGAGTTGTCCGTCAGGGTCTCATCTTGATCTGGAGTGACAATAACTTCATTAATGTAAAGGCCAATTCTATAGGAGGGTGAATTTGTATACTGATCTAGAATCAGAGTCTCATCTTCAACATTTACAAACTGTCCTCTTATAAAGTAAACTCCATTAGAAATTGAAAATGCAGAACCAGTTGAAGTCGCACTAGTTGCAATTGTTGATCCAAATGCTTCTCCACTTGCAATGACTTCATTTCCTAGAAGTCCACTAACAATATCTCCCTCTGCACTCAGAATTTCGCCATCGGCAAATACTTGTGTTTCATTATTTTGTGTGCTTGAACCAAGGTAATTCAAATAAAGAGTAGGATTTCCTCTCTCAGAATCCGAAGAAGTCAGAATACTACTGACAATTGCCGTAACACCAGAAGTTCTTCCGGTAATCTTTAAACCAATTAATTGATCGAGATATGCATCAATAGGAACACCTTGATGTGTCGTATTTAGTTCTACTGCAAAGTAATTCCTACTATATGCGGTGTTCCCGGGAATTACTTTAGCACCTTCTTTAAAAAAGTGCTGTCCAAATCTCTCAATCTGATTCTGTAGAATCGATTGGAGCGTCGTTAATTCTCTCGCCTGAACTGGATACCCAGGCTTAAACAATACTCTGTGATAGTTGTCCGTAGGATCAAAATCATCATAATAAGGGGCAACGTTGAGATTTGTGATTTGCGACATAATTCCTTAGAATTGTAATATAACCTTGATGTCTTCTTTTTGATTGGTTGATCTTGTCACGGATGGTCTATTGTCAACATAAATGATGTTTCCAGAGTATTTTGCAACCTCAGGGTTTGCAATTCCATTAGTAAATGATTGACCAAGGTAGAATGTTCTATTATTTATTACGGTTGATAAACCCGTAAAAGTATTATCAATGGATAACCCTTCTGCGACAGTTCCCCCAATAATTTTCAGAGAACCTTCTCCAGTCGGTGATGAAGTAAAATCAACTTGATCAAATCCATACTGCGGATTTGTAATTGCAGCACCAACAGTATTGAAACCAGATTGTGACCTATCTTGCCATACTTTTAAAACGCCAGTAGATTGATCATAACTTACAACTTTAGCAACAGCAGTAGTTCCAGTTGCAACTGTTTGAGTTATAAATGAATCCGCATCATAACTAGCAGAACTATATCCAATTCCAGTCAATTTAAGAGCAGTTACAGCACTTGCTTTATCTACAGTAAGAGGAGTATTTGTCCCAAAAGTGCTTGGTTTCTCTACGATACCAACTCTTGCAATTTGATTTCCTGTGATAAAGTCGGGATTTTGAATGTCATTCTCAAATCTAGAATACATGAGAACATTTTTTGCTCCCAATTCTTTATAAATGTCTGCTCCATGACCACCCTGTGGAGAAATAATGACATCGAATGTTGGCCTTGTAGTTCCAGTTGGAACTCCACCAGCAACCAAATCTACATTACCATAAGTATATCCCGAACCTTGGGATGAGACTACAACAGATGAGACTTGGGAGTCAGCATTCATTGTAATTGTACACTCTGCTCCTGTTCCATTTCCTTTAATTGGAACATTAGTATAAACAGCGTTTGCGGTACCTAACGATACACCTCTACCAGAGATAAGTACGGTTTTGATCGATCCATCTACAGCATTATCACGAACGGATGCATTTGTTGTTGAATCTTCCCAGTTGGATGGAACGGGAATATAGTTTGTGGAATCAAACTTAACAATGTCTGCTGGTGCAATAGTATACAAATACTTCCAGATATACCCATCGCCACTAGAACCAGCAGCTCTTGGTTCTAAGTCTACGAATGTTGGTTCATCAAGAGATGGTGCTCCATTTGGAGTCTCTGGAGTTGTTCCGTTCTGGAGGCAGATATAAACTCTATATTCACTGTTCATTACATAAAATGATGCCCCATAAAGATTAGTAGCTCCAGATACTTTCGCAGTGTTTGAAGTATTATAATCATGGCGATACATATCAAATGTATTACCAGACCTCCACTCAATTTTTGGAACTACTAACCTTACATCACTACTCGTAATTTTTTTCAATCCAATCATGGTCTCCCAGATTTCATTCTCATTATCGAAATTATCTACGGGAGATGGTGGGTTGTTATCCCAATCTGACTGAATATCAGTAGCATTTGGCAGTCCAATAAAAGAATAATAAGAACTACCGGAAGTAGTAATGCCGTCAAGAAAATTTCTTGCATTCAATATTCTAATTTGATCAGTAATTATTGCGGCCATTTTGCTGGGGTTTTTACTTATTTATTAGAGGTTTAATAACTAAATTTTATTTAGTTGTCACACATTATAGTTGGATATCTTCAGTGGTACAAATCTTCTGATCACAGCAGAAGTTGAAATTCCAGTTACACCATTTTCATTATAGGAGTTGAAGTTAGATAATGAAGTTCTCGCCGTGGTGTTAATTTTACCAAAACTATAATCTCCAAAATAAGTATTTACTCCAACATCAGTAAAGTCATAACCATTGTAACTTAGAACACTAATAGTGATATCATTAACCATAGTAGAACCATATCCAGGAAGAGTTTTTTGGGTGGTTGCTGAACCAACAACCTCATAAACATTATCAATACAAGTAGTTCCTACGCCAACTGCAACTGAGTTTCCATATTTGAGCGAAGTGACGCCAAATCCGATATTAGAGTTTCTGACTACAAAGAAATCGCCAACAGCAAGACCACTAACAGTAATTGCTGTTCCTACCAGAGTATCATTTCTTAGTGCAGAATCAGTAGGAATAAACAGACTCAGAATCAATCCAGTAGATGCAACACCAACAATGCTAGTAGTTGCTACTCCAACAATAGTTCCAAAATCTCCACTATAAGTAATTCCTGCATTAAGTCTTTCTGTAATAGCTACTGGCGATTCAATAAGAACAACTGGTGGGTTTGACTGCGAATAACCAGTCTTAGCAGCACCTAGAGTAATTGAAGTTACGACTCCAGCAGTGATAGATGCAGTTGCAGTTTGTCTTTGATCAGAACCAAGTCCAACAGGATTTCCAATAACAACAGTGGGTGATGTAGTGTATCCAACACCACCATCAGAGATTGAAATTGATGTGATTGTTCCTGCGGACCCAACAATGGCAGTGGCAGATGCTCCTACTCTCGTATCTTGTGAAACCAGTAGAACATCCTTCTGGAATGAAAGTGATGTTTCACTTTCATTATCTTGATTGAATAGAACTTGAACATTCTCAACATAGATATTTGTTGAACCAACTCCAACAGTCTGAATTACATTAGTTGTTGGGAAAATATTTGCTTTATATTGAGGTCTGTCCTTACCTACTCTTTCTCCGTTAATAATCTTGTCTTCTGTTTGCTTGCACCAAGTAACTGGTCTTTCCATGGTAATATTATTTGCAAGACCAGGGCCATAGTATGCATTTGTAGTTACTTGTTCAGTAGAATCAATACTATAAACAAGTCTTCTATCCTCATCAAAGTAAGATGATTGACCTCTTGCCGAATCATAATCAATATCTAAGGTATCACCTTCTTTGACAGTCTCAAGAATATCAACGGTCCTAACATCAACATCTCCATTTCCTCTGTAGAAAAGAATATCCACGGTATCACCGGGTTTTAGTGGTTCTGGGAATACAATTGTACTTCCTCCATTAAAGATATAACCTTCACCTGGCACTTGAAGAATATTATTGACGAGGACAATTAAAACATCTTGTATAACAATACTTGAACCCTTAGATGCCATAATGGAGGTAATGTTTCCACCAATTTTGAGTTGGAAATCAGTTTTTTGTCCATCAAATTCATCATCAAAACTATCCATTGTTTGAAGTTGGCCAATAGACCATCCAGCAAACTTATCCGAATAAATCTTTTCAATATTGATAGTAAATCTTTCAAACTCGCCGCCAAGAGTTGGATTTGTTGGAATTCCTGTAGGGCCACCCGTGGGAAGAGTTAAGAATTGACCTGCTCCATATCCAAATCCGGTGTTAGAAATTTCAAAGTCAACAATATCGGAACCAAATCCAACATTAACATTAATTTTAGCCTGAGAACCAACTCCAGTCGAAGGTTCAGCAAGACCATCAGTTTGATAGACAAGAGGAATATTTTCATAAGAAAGTGGGTCTTCAATAATCACTTCTGGTGGATTTGTGGAAGTATATCCCTCACCAGGACTTGTTATATGTACTGTCTCAAGAAGGTGTCCAGCACTAATGGTAGCAACACCAATATGAGTTACTGTTTGAATGCCAACAGAACTGCTTGCAACACCAACGCGAACAATACCTACTGATGGATTGAAAACTCTGACGATGACAGAAGTGCCTGCTGGGATATCAAGAGAAGATACGCTACTAATACCGATAGTTACCGAAGTTGTTCCAAAACCAGTGATTGCAGTTGGTCTGCTGAAGAAAGTTCCAACACCAATTGAGGATGCAGCCCCCGCATTAAATTCAAGGAACTTAAATACACTATTTTCATTATTAAGAGTGATTGTCGTGCTGCTAGCAGAAACTGTTGTTGCAACACTGGTAAGAACATCATATTGTGTAGATGCTCTATATCCAGAACCTGTACTTCCGATAGTGATGGCAGAGATAGTTCCAGCAACAGATACTGTTGATGTGCCACCAGCAGAGACGAGGGGTTGATAACCAAATCCACTAGAAGAACCAACAGAAACGATAACGCCACCAATAGGAAGATTAGAAGAATTTACATCATTGGTGATAGTCTGTCCATCATTGATAAAGATTGCAGATGTAATACCTGCCTGTTCTGCAAGAGTGAAGTTTTGATTTAAACCTGGAATTTGAATAATATCGTTAATCAGGATAATAGCGTTATCATCTTCATATCCAGTAGTATCAGAACCACTAGACTTTAACGCGAATGTGTCGTTGGAACCATTAAACTGGTCAGAAATGTCATCAAAGAGATAATTTCTGCCATATGTTCTGATGGTTGATCCTGGGGTTCCAGATCTCAAGAACACTCTTCCTTGGAATGTTGAACTGGTTTCAATTCCAGTCCAATCTCTCTCTGATGGTCTAACAAAATTGACATCAAAAATAGGAAGGTTTCCATAAGGAGCTTCGACAAAATTGAGAGTATTATTTACAATGTTGTAATTTCCCTGAACTTTAGTTACAAGTGCCCCAGTAGAATAACCTGCTCTTCTTGTTCCAAGCCATGCTCTTTGAACTCTTACGATATTTGTAGAACCAACGCCAACTGATTCTACTTTCATAATTTCATCACCAATCTGAATCAAGTCACCACCAGAAATGGACCCAATTCCACTCATATACATAAAACTTTGACTTGAGAATAATTGATCACTTAAAGAAGAAGTAAGTGCAGTTGCAACAACTGGTGACTGAATATAATTATCAATAGCAATTAGACACTTAGTATTTTGGTCATTTGCGGTAAATGTATGCGAAGTTCCAATACCGACTGTAGTGATGTTAAAATAATCGGTTGGTATAGGTGACAGTGCTTTTTCTGCAGTATCTGTAAGTCTAATCTTATTGGAATCAATCTTAATTACGTATACATCTTCTGGAAGTTTGTCAGTGTTACCAATTCCAGAAATATTTGTCAATCCAATACCAATATTTTCTGTTGTTCCTGCACCTGGAGTAGAATAAGTTAATTTTTCTCCTGTTACAAAGAAATGATTTGGTATTGTAATTGCATCTTGAACCACAATTTCTGCACTAGAACCAATAACACTTTCGTCAGTGGAATCAATGTATCTTTCAAAAACATCATAACCACCGTATTGGAGTCTAAATGCTCTTCTAATATCTACATGAGTTCCTGAATATGTGCCATACTGAGTATCAATATAAGCATTAGTAAAATCAATATCTACATCAGCAGAACTATCAGCATTATACTTCATATAGTTGTAGAAGGTTTTTACTTCTGCATTGATTCCTGAATTTGGTGTAAATGTTAATCTGACAACATCACCACTAACAGTTGCGCCAAAAGTACCAAGACCTGCTGAAGAAACTCCATCGCTAGTTATTACTCCATATTCGCTTAGGAAAGTATCTTCAAAGTCAGGGCCCTTATCAACTAGAAGCAATTCACTCAGTTGATGCTGATTATTATCTGGGTCAGATATTTGAACAATAAAATATGCTCCATTGTATGTCCCATTATCAAATTCTGCGATTGCATTTTCGGTTGGAGAACCACTAGATGCAATAGAAGTTGGTAAAGCGCCTATTTCTGCATGAGTTAATCCGAAAGATCCGACACCAACTCCCTCACTTGAGATCGCAACAACTACTGTATTGATAGAAGATGCTACTGATACATTTGGTGTAAAATCTACTTTAATATTGGACCCATCAATATATGCATTATATGTGCCAAATCCAGCATATCCTCCAGACCAAGCACCAAGATTAATAGTTGACAGTTCGCCGTATTCAACCAAATCTACAGTAGTGCCATCGTGGATGAGATTTATTTCATCATATTCATAATCATTGTCAACAGTTTTTACTTGAACAAGAATTTTAGCTGCTTGATATGTACTTGCGATACTTACAATATTTGTAGTTGTGCTAACAGGAACTGATTCGCTTGTGGTCGTTATCTTAACTGCCCCACCATAATGGGCGGTTCCAATACTAGTAACAACATCACCAATATTATACGAAAGAGTGAATATATTATATGGATTGAACTGATAATTGTTTGGGTAGAATTGTAGAACACCATCCGTCCCATCAAGAGAATAATCAAAAGATCCCAACTCGATTTCTGTGTTTGTTATAGCATATTGATTCAAGTATCCAGCACCAAGTTTGTCATGAAGAACGCTGACAATTTGAATCTGAGCTTCCGCAGTATTGTCTGAATCTTGAATATAAGTTATAAATTTATGAGCATGTGAATCGGCAATTGGCCAACGAGCAACCTCACTAAATCTAGTTGCTCTTGGTCTACTATTAAATTGACCTGATACATCATCAACATTCAGAACTCTGTTTCCTACAGATTCTTCATAATCTGTCAAAATTTTGTTTTTAAAGTTTATTATATCAGAGAAATCGGACTTATTATTTTCAGTTACAAGGTCAAAATTGGTTATACAATTTACATCAGGATATCCAATAAAATCAATAGTATTACTAAAGTAAGATTGAGTTGTTCCTAATCCAACTATTGGACTAACTTCTGGAGAATTTTCAATAATAAGATCAGAAAATCTCTTGAATCCAGATGTATGATTCAGTGATCCAACAAGATCATCCCAAGTTTCTAAATCAACTTTAGATCTGAGAGAATAAGAGAACTTTTGATAATAATCACTATCTTGGATAACCTGTCTAGTATCATTTAAGAATCCAGTGATATCTTCCCATCCAGATTCAACTCTAGAAGTAGCATCAATATCATAACTTGAATCAGATTTAATAATTGATGAAATAGTTCCTCTAGTTCTAGAAGATTGTCCCTCAACAATATGTCCCTTTGTAAAGTCTCTGTTAGCTCTAATCTTCAAATATCCATTATTATTATCCCATCTTTCAATAACACCTGTTGTATTTTCATCACTGAGTGAAATAATATTTTCACCAACGATAAAGTCAGTTGTTGTTAGAGTAACATCAAAAGTTGGAAAATGCTTTTTGGGAATAATTCTTCCAGCAGATCTAGAAGAACTAAATGTTCCTGGAGATTCTCCAGTTGAGAGATATCCATCAAGACTGAATGTTACAATACCAATTCCACCAATATTTTCATTCACATCAGAAACAACAAATAACTTATAGTTATAGTTCTCAGAATTATAACCCTTACCAGTGTTTACAATCTCAACAATACCTTGTGAGTTAGTTGATGCAATTCCAACACTAGTGTTTTCAATCATAATTTCATCGCCAATCGCAAATGGGAACGCGCCAACAGTGGTTATTCCAGATGCCAAAGTAATAGTGACATTTTTTGTTCCAGAATCATATGACATAGAACCGATTCCCATGCCATTGGTGTTTTTAATTGGAAGAAATGTTGGATTGGTGCGAGAAATTCCATAAGTATTATTTACAATTTCAAGTTGATTTGAACCAAATTTTAATCTCAAATCAACTTCAGTCTTTTGTTCTCCAGTTTCACCATCAAGCAGAATAATCTTAGGTTCAACTGATCCATATCCATATCCATAAGATGTAACTCCAACAGTATCAAGAACCCCAAAACTATCAATTTTAATAATTTCAGGAAGTTTTGCACTTGGTCTCAGTGTCTTGTCGGATGGATAATCAAAACCAATATCTCTAAGTTTTGTCTTATTAATAGCACCTATAGTATTACTTTCAATTTCAAAAACAGCATTTGAGCCAATTCCGCTAACAACTCCATCAATTGATGGAAGTTTGTAATAATTTGTGCCTTTGTTAAAGGTTTTTAATTCAGCAATAGAACCAATACCTGTTGCGGAATCGGTGCTGTAATTGATAATAGCCGTGCTTGAAGTGTATGATGTTCTTTCGGGCACTTCCTCAAGGAAATACTTGAACGAAGTTGAAGATTCTATAGAAACACTATGCTTTCCAGAATAATCGCTATTAAGAACTTGAAGTTGATTATACCCAACAACTTCTGGGTCACAAACAATTAAACTCTTTTCCCTTGGGAGCAAATCATTTGAAATGGGAATCAACTTATAATATAGAATTTTTGGAAGTTTATTGCTCGCGGTTAAAGTAACTTTTCCATCTACACCAACAGTTCCGGTAGTTAATACTTCAAAATCTTCAGTATCAGCAACTTTATCATACTCTGTATCAAAATTGCTATCAGCATACAATACAAATTTAAAGGCTGGATAACTAACAGAATTTCTGCTAAAGGTCAGACTAGAATCTGAAAGATCAAACTCAACTGTAGATTCTTTATAAACTTTAACGGGTGGATTGATTGGAGAAATTTCCGAATCTGTTGCAGAAGTAATGTCTACAATTGTTGGAACTGAACTGATAGAATCATGATAAGATTCTGACAGTTTAATCTTATCTTTATCAACAATTACAACATAGTAAATTTTCTCATCTATTAGACCGCCAGCAGGAGTTGATGCAGTATAAATTACTGATTGTCCTAATTGATATTCATGGTTTTCAATCGTGATTTCATTTGTTTCTACATTTATTTCGCTTGCAGAAATTTCTTTCCTATCAATAACAATTCTATTATTATAATCATTATAAGAAACTGCAAAAGATGTAGTAGTTGATGGCCTTACATCAACATAAACATTATCCGAGAAAGTTAATCCATGAGTGTCTGCGGTAGACACAGTAACGATATTTTTAAATGCAGATACTGAAACTACATTTGGATAATTTGTTACGAAACTATGATTTGACCCTTGACCATATCCTGTGAAATATAATAGACCCTGATTTGCATTGGTAGAACCAATACCAGCAAATGTTCCGGTAGAATTTAGACCAACTATAACTGTAGAAACACCAATTTGGTCTTCATTGATTTTAGCTACGAACAGTTTCTGTTGATCTGCAAGAGCAAATGTAGAAACTCCTGCTGTAGAAACTCCAATAGATTCATCTTGATTATTCAGTTTGTAAACTAACTCATCACCAGTTTTAAGTCCATGACCTGGCAAATATAATGTCTGTGTTGGAAGGAATATATTAGTTGCGCCAGAACCTGGATTAACGAAAGTAATTGTAGTCCCAATACCAACTCCAGCACTCATACCAAGTGCTAAAGTATTTTGAGGGTCAAAATACAATTCTTTATTAAGTTTGAAATCAAATGATGTATTAAATCCTACTCTAGCAGTAAATCTTCTTGGTTCCTCATAGAAAATTGTTGTCGCAGTGTGTGCGGCACCAGAAGTTCCAAGAACTTCTCTAAGAACTCTAATTCTAGAAGATACTTTGTCAATATTGAGAACTTTTACTTTTTCGTCTCCAATTTTGAAAATATCATTCTCAACAATATTATCAATACCAACACCGTAAACATTGAAGTAGGTTACGATTCCAGTGGATACAGTATTACCAACACCCTCTCTAAGAACTAAAGTAGAAGTAGTGACTCCAATATTATATTTGCCCGATAATTTAACTGCTGCTGTGCTTAGTCCGGCAATAGAAACAAGCTCTTTATTCAGAAGTTCATGTGGAGAACTTGCACTGAATGAATATTCTCCGGTTTTTCCTGTTGGAACGACTTCTATAGAATTGATAGATGTAGTTGCACAACTGATAGACGATACAGATTTACCTCCAACTTTTGATACTCTAACATCAGCATTATATCCACTAGTGTCAGTATTATTGAAAATCAGACTGTCGCCAACCTTGTAATTTGTGCCTCCAGTAATAATTCCCACATTATCAATAGTGCCTGGGGTTGCAAAGGTAACTTTTGATAATTGATTAGAGTTTAATCTAAATGGACTCTCAACATAATCATAAGAAGTTTCTGTTTCCTCCAGATTATAATATTTTGTATTTCTTAACCAATTATTTGCTTCAACATCATAATCATCATGATTTGATGATTTAAGATAACTTAGATCTGCAGGTTTTGACTGTAAAGCATTGCCAATTAGATATGGAAACTCTGGAACTTTATAGTTAGTGAATACGCCTTGACTTTCTGGATTTTCTGATAATGTTGCAAAATATGCATAGGTTCCCTTTGGAAATTCTGGAGTAATGCAGAATCTTCCATTGTTTTCATCAAGAACTGCATCGCTTGCAGAATTTACATATTCGTAATCTTCAACAAAAAATCCTTCTGGAAATACTGAAACTGGAGGCCTATTTGGTTGAAGTTTTAGTTTATAACCAGTTTTCATCTGAGAAATGGTTCCACCATTCTTCTTCAAATATCCAAATGGTCCATAAATTGGATTTCCATCATATGCCCATCCAATAATTGGTGAGTGATTTCTTGATGTTATCTTTTCCGCACCATTATCTAACACCAAATCTGGTGAGTTGTATATTACAGTTCCATCTTGATTATTTTGGTATAATATTTTTCTCAGATTTCTTGGTGCATATAAATTAGTACACTGAAGTCCATTTTTTTCATTGAGACCAAGAGTGATAAAACTGTCATCCGAGGATATATTTGAAAATTCTTTTGCAAACTGATTTACTACCCATCTTTGCAATTCTGTTCTAAACACTGCTTGAGATCCTGGATATTCAATATCAATGATAGTATCAGATTGGGAATAACCAGTTCCACCTCTAATAACGGTTACTGAAGTTATTTGTCCACCAGAAATAACAGGTGTAATTACACATCCTTGGCCGCTTTCGGAATTTACTGTTAATTTTGGACGAGCATTAATATTTTTTCCACCATTATTCACAATTACTTGAATAACCTTACCATTAGCAATGACAGGTGTTAATTGAACATCCGAACCAACCTGAAGTAATACATCTGGTTCCCTATAATGGTTGAGAATTTCCGAAGAACCATATCCGACACCTTTGCTTGCAAGATTAATCGCAGTGATGCCACCCCTTACAATTGGCGAAACTCTTGCTTTGAAAGTTTCTGAGCCAATAGAAGAAATACCAACTTTTCCTATAACAGATACTGAAATCTCTGGATAGTTAAAATGGTGAGTTCCATTATCAGCATCAGCAAATAATGATGTGATATTTACATACTGTTTAGTTCTATAATATAAATCTCTATCCGAATTTGGACCAACAGAAGATAACTTAATAATATTTTTATCAATTACTGTGACATAGTATTCTGTTTCATCAACTAATCCACCTATTGCAGAGGAATCGGTAGAATATTTAATTTTTTCACCAGAAGAATATCCATGAGACTCAATAGTAATCTCATTCAGTGCAGTTGATAAACCTACAACCGTTGTCTTTTTATTTTGATATTCGGTTCCTGGATTCACTACATCGATAGAAGCAACAACTTTTTTCAAGTCGGTTGCAAGAAGAGTATGTCTACCAGAACCATATCCAGTGAAAACTACTGTATTAATGCCGGAAATGGCATCATCCTTGGTTTTGTGTAATTTAACATTAGTGAGACTCTGAACATTGACATAATAAAATCCACCTGTAGTGAGACCAGCAATCCCATCCTGACCATTTGATTGATAGATGACCCTCTCATAATTTCTAAACTTATGATATGTGGAAAATCCAATAGCAGAAGTAGAAGCAATAGTAACAAGACCGTCAACTTCTGACGAGTTAAAGTCTGCCTTATGTTCAATTAGAGTTGTATTGGCACTTGCAGAAGCATTTTTTCCATTTCCACCACTAATTTCGACAATAGGATCTTCAATATAATCAAAACCACCATCTAATAGGTCAATTCTAACAAAAGAACCACTAACAACAGCATTTGCTGTCGCACCGACTCCAGTAGCATCTGAAATAACAACATTTGGTGGAGTAACCACATCGTAACCACTACCAGATGCATCTACGATGATAGATTCAATTTTTCCATAATCAATTCCATCAAGAGACTTATAGTTAAGAACTTCTACTCCATTAAGAAGTATTCCATTTTTTGTTCCAGGTTCTGTTACCGTTTCACTTAGAACATTATTTTGTCCTGGAATCTCCCTAAACAATTTTTGATTGCTGAGAGTTTTATTCTTATGAATATAAAGTTCAATAGTGTTGTCAGTAACCGAAATTGGTTTTGTGGAAATGTATTCTCCATTATAAAGTTGAGATCTACTCTTAGCTAACTTAATACTAGTAGAATCTGCAAGACGCTTTACAAAATACACTCCTTCTTCAGCAATACCAGTCTGAACTGTTGAAGTAGTAATCGTATTGCCGTCAATATCGGTATTGGTTGTTGTTATCGTTTGTGGGGAGTAATAAACAAGATCTCCAGTATAGAATCCATGGTCCCCAGATGATACAATTTTAAATGTATCTGTGGAAGCAGTTCCTGTTGAAGGAAATGTTCCACTAAATGTAAGTTTATTTTTTCTAATTGATAAATCTTCTCCAGAAGAATTTGGAATAGAAGAAGATGCAACTAATGTAGAAGTTCCTTTCTTATATACATTTTGAACATTTGCTGCAATGTGGGAGATATCATAATTTGCCGAATCTCCCTTGACAATATTTCTTCTAATTACAAGAGAATCTATAGGGATACTATCTAAATTTCCTTGATCTCCAATTGTAATTTGATTTGCAGAGTTTACCGAATAAACCTTTGAAGTTGATGAGTAATTACTTCCAGTAATTCTTAGGGTATCACCTATTCTAAAAATATGCTCATTATTGAGCGTAAGTTTATATCTAAAGTTAACTAAATTAATTTTCTCTAATTTTTCTACTTTGTAAGTAGTTGCAGCATTTAAAATCCAAGTATTGGATGCAGCATCGTTAGCTGTCAACCCAAGAGTTTTTACTCGGATGGTATCGCCCTTCTCGTAGTATCTGTTATTCAACTGCTGCGACATATCTGCCTTGAGACTTTTTTACTTATTTAGTAACCATATCCACCGCTTCCACCACCTGAAGAAGAAGAACTTCCCCCACCACTACTAAAAGATGATGTAGAAGATGTGCTTGTAGAAGCAGATATGCTAGAAGAACTACCACCAGTTCCAGAAGTTGATGCAGTGTCTCCTCCAAGATTTTTTAGACTAGATTCTTTAGTATCATAGATGTAATCATGTAGACTTGAAACATGTTTTGCCCCAACCATTTTTCTTCCTCTATGGATATGATAGGGGCCATAATATGGATTTCCTTTTACCCAACCAACTTGCTCTCCAACATGATAATCGCTTAAAACATTTACAATTCTAACAGTTACTATATTTTCATCATCTAAACTAACCGTAGCAAAAGTATTGATACCAACTGTGCTTTTATCCGAGATTGTATTTGTAATTCCGCTAACATTATAAAATTGAGTTATTGATTTTGATGTATATGAAACAATTCCAGTAGTTCTATCGTCATAAGTCACAATCAACTCTCCAGAAGTTGGGAAACCTACTGTCGAATCAACATCAAAAGTTGTAGAGGAGGATGTATAGTTTCCAATCAGTTTGGTTTTTGGATATGCAACAAATCCTCCATATTCTGCGCCATCAAACTGAAGATCTCTATTGTAATTTGCATCAAAACTTATTCTATAATAATCTGTAGTTGCTCCACCAACAAGAACACGCTCTACATCAGTAATTGGTGCGTAGGATTTATTAATTAAATCTTTGTATTCATATTGATACAGAGTGTATCCTTTAGTATCCATCACATTGCCTGAAATTGGCTCAACAATCATATTCTTTGTGATTTTATATAATGATTGTGATGGAGAAAAAAGATTTTCCGCAGGTTTTATGATATTAACTTCTTCACCATACAGTGCTTTGAATAAAATCTTAAAAGACTGATCGGTTCCCTTTGATGTATAAAAATCCTTTGCTTGTTTAACAAAAAGGTTTTTATCAATTTTATCTGATAATGCAGTGTCTTCAAGTCCAGGTAAAAATTGATGCTTTACTTTCTTAAAGAATCTCAATAAGAAATCAACACTTAAATTTTCTACAATTGCTTCTGCAGCATGACTACTAGAAGTAGTATTTGAGAAAGTAAAAGTATCATTTACATCGTTTTGAGAATAACCTTGGAAACCACGAATACAACCAGTAAAACTAAAACTATTTTTTCCAGTATAAGTTATAATTTCATCATCAATTTTAATCAATCCATATTCATCGGGAAAACCATTAGTGTTTGACACATATATGATATCATCATAGTATGTAATGTTATTTCTCAGCAAAACTGACTTAGTAACATTTGCGTTATTGTTTAACTTAACATATCGATCAATATTTTGTAGTAAATCAAGAGGAGCGCCCTGAAATTCTTGAGAAAGATAATATTGCGATAAAAATTCCCCCAAAAGAGGAAACTCATCCCTAACATAACTGGGAAGTTGATTCTTTACAATGGTCTTGAAAGGAATTCTAGTCTGTGTCATTTTATGGCCTTACCAACAAACCTCTGTTATAGTCGTAACTTGAAGAAACGACATATGATGATGCGGATGGGTCTAACCCAGAAGCAATAGAATCATTTACCATCTCAAAAACACTATTGTTGACATCCAATTGTAGATATAAATCTTGCAGTCCAATCACATCATTTGATTGTGGTGTAACAACAATTTGAATTGTTGATTGGCCGTCAATAACTTTCTGAGTTGATTGAATGTTGATTGGGTTTAGTGTAATAACACCTTTCACATAATCAACCCTTCCAACATTTCTTCTAACAATTGTTGGATCAGTTGCATTTGGATTTTGAAGTGTAAACAAGAACAAAGAACCATTCGTTCTGTTAGTATTTGGAATATCACCTATGTAAACATCTTGGGTAATACCAGCAACCTTGAATGCACTAGAGCGAATATTATACCCACTCATACTTGAAATATGGAATTGATTACCGAACCCTATAGAATACTCTGCAAGGGTGTTGAGGGCAGCCCTGACATCTCTACGCATCGATACAGCGGTGATATTTGAAGTGATTGATTCATGACTATCATCAATAATTTTTAAGAATTTACTATACTTGAATCTTGCACCATACTTATTCAGTTCACTTGAATCTGCATATGACTCAACATTATTTTGGATAATTGAAGAGACCTCTGAAGCAGAAGATGCTTGATTTGAATTATAATAAATCTTAGAAGATACCTCAAGGTAAAGATACTTGAGGTCTAAAATTTCAGGAACAATTCCTGCAACTGCATATTTCTTCAAATCTCTCTTAATATTCTCTTTGATGAGATTTGGAAGAAATTCACCTGTTCTTGGTTTGATACTAATAAAAACTTTTCCATATTGAGGAGGAACTAACTCTTCACCACCAAATACAGAAATAGATTCTGTTTCTGGATAGATTTTTGTTGGAATTAGTGTTTCATAATCATTTGCAGTTAGGGCTCTGTTCTGAGAAGCATAGATTCTAGGAGCAAACTTCTTAATTGAATCTACTTTTTCAATAACATCTCCACCAGTAGCAGAAATATCAGTTGTAAGAATTGAAATTCCTTGAGAAATGGTATATGTAATGCCATTTCTCACATAAGTCATTCGACCATTGAATGTAAAATTACTCAATCCATTAGAACTTCCACCTGAAGTGACCAAATAGGTGATTTCAACGACATTTCCTTCGCTTAGTGCCTTGCCAAAGACTCCATCACCAAAAATTATTTCATATCTTTCATCTTCTACCTCTTGTAAGAAGAAAACTCTTGAATCTCCATCAATATCAAATAAACTATCTTGTTTTGTGTAGGTTCTTTTTGCTGTAGAGCTATTTGTTCCTACTCTAACACGGATTAAATCAGTATCTGCACCAGGATTATTGATTAAAAATCTTTGATTTGGGTTTCTTGAACTATAAGTATATGATTCAGTAATATATGTTCCTTCATAAATCGGTAGTGTATCAAATGATGCTTCTCCATTCACTACAGGAACGGTTATATCATCCATAATGGAGAATACATAAGAATTTCCAGCAAAAGTACCACCCGATGTTGCGATTGGGCCCTTATTCAAGGTAATTGATGTTGGTGCTGGGGTAATTCCAGTAGTATCAACGAAAAAACTAATAGTTGCTCTTGAAGCTTTTCTTGATCTTGGGGTATATCCAATATTTCTTGCAAGCGAAACAACATTTTCTCTTAATGTTGCGCTATCAATGAAACACTCATTTGATACCATATTGGCATTGTATGATGCCAAGTAAGTATTGTATGCTAAAACATCTAAAATTGTGGACAGGTTAGACCCTTCAAAGTCATAGTCCGTAAAATTAGAATTGTTTCTTAGATATTCTCTAAGTGTAGATTTAATCTGGGCGAAATCCAGATTTGCGTAGTTTACTAGTGCCATTTATCGAGTTGATTCTAATACAAACTCTAACTGTTGAGGTGGTATATCAACTCCAATAATTCTGTAGATAATAGTTACATTAAAACCGTTGTTATCGAAATCAGGATCGACTACAACGGAAGATAATGAAACTCTTGGTTCATAGTTAATGATGGAGTTTTCTATTTCATCTCTAATCGTCACTGCAGTAATGTTATCAATGTTTTCAAACAGTGATTGACTAATGTTTGATCCAAAATCTGGATCAAAAAACTTTTCACCAGGAGCAGTAAAGACAATGTTTCTAACAGATCTTGCGATTGCAGAAGCATTATTCAAAGCAATGACATCATATGTAAGGGGATTGGCCTTAAATGATGCACTAATATCTTTGAAACCTTGACTTACCCTTTCTAAAGGCATTATTTACGATTATATTATAAGTTCTGACTTATTTATAGGGGCAAATCTCATTCGTAAAGTGGTTCTGGATCACTTTGAGGATCAAATAATTCACCCTCTTGTTGCAATTTCTTCTTTTTAGGTGTCAAATCATCATTTGAGATTTCACGAAGCATTTTTTGATGATTATGATTAGCTAAATTGTCTAAAAAATCATTCATTTTCGTTCTCCTTAGGTAAATTTTCGCGTTCTTTAGCAGTTTTCCAAAAATATTCGTCTTCACGACCCATTCCAAGTCGATCAAAACCATTTTCAACACTATAATATTGAGTTGATACCTTAAAATCAGGCATTTTGGGTTCAACAGGTGTCAAACTATTGTCAAAAATACGCATTCTATTGTTTGGATAGAGTGCATATTGCCCATTATCAAGTTCAATAAGGTTATGAGACTTATGTTCAGCTGGATTTTCACTGGTTGCATAATCAATTACATCACAATCTTGATGATAGTTGTCAATTGTGCAAATATATTCACCTTTCATTATACCATGATCGCGAGTATAGCACTCAAAATCCATTGAACCAATAAATTGTTTATGAATTGATACTACACCATAATCCATACAATTCCAAAACTGTAG